GGCAATCCTCGACAAGCCAGATAATCTACCTGAATATGTGGTGCGTTACCTGTCGGAGGAGGAGATGAAGCAACCACATAAGGTTTTGGCGTGGCTGTTTGACGGGGATATTGTGCGTCACGGGGCGGATAACGTGCTGAAACGTATTGAGGCGGAGGAGAACGCCAAAAAACTTCTGGATTTCAAAAGACAGGAAGATGATTTAGAAGATAGACTGGACCACATAGAATTTCTTGCGAGCGGGGGACGGAACAAGCTCCATACGGTCACTCACAATGGAAAGAAGTTTGAGCGATGACTTATAGTTCCCCCACTAAAACCGTTGGCGACGTACAAAACCAGGTTAAACGTGTTTTCGGTGACGAGTCTGGTGTCCAGTTAACGAATGATGATATTACTCGTTGGATTAACGAGGCACAGGTTGATATTGCTAAGCAGAACCAGATTTTGCAGACGACAGCTACGTTGCCTGTGACGAGTGGTACTGCCACGTATTCGTTGACCTCAATTACCCCACGTATTGATACTCTTGCGTCTTTGCTTCTGGATGGTCGGCGTGTCGGTAACATTCCGATTTCTCAGGCGGAGGAGTCTATTTCGTTGGCTGACCCGGAGGGTACTGAGACGGGGGCTCCCCAGTTTTGGTATGCGTGGGGTGGGGATATTACGTTTTGGCCTAAACCGAATAAGAATTACACGATGACGATTCGGTATAACGCCCAACCTACCGCTGTGTCGACTACTGCTGCTGATGTTTTGGCTGTCCCGGATGAGTGTTTTACTGACGTGTGTAACTATGTTTTGATGCGTGCTTACGAGATGGATGAGAACGCGGAGATGATGGCGGTTAAGCAGGCTGAGTATAGTACTTCTGTTGCGGAACGTGGGGAGACTGAGCGTCTTGCTGCGACGATGACTTACGAGACTAATATCACGTTCGAGCTTATTTAGGAGCGGCTATGCCAGGTTCACCAATTCAGGTGGGGCCGTTCGTCGGGGGCCTTAACACGTTCAGTGACGCTACCGCTATTGCGGATAATGAGCTTGTTGTTTGCGAAAATTTCGAATTGGACCTTGATGGTTCGTTGAAGTCGCGTCCTCCTATTGAGGATTTGGGTATTGGTTTCCCGTTGCAGGCGACTGGGGATATTGAGTTTTTGGGTGTGTTTAAAATATCAAGTACGGTGTCGTATTTGATTGCTTCGGATGGTTTGAGTAAAACGTATTACTTTAACGGGACCGCTTGGGTTTTGATTACGGATACGATTGCGGCTGCCGGGTTTGTACAGTTTGATGACAAGGCTTGGTTGACTGCACCTGTCGGGTCTGCGAACCCTGGCGGGTATTGGACTGTTTCTGGTGGGTTTACCGCCGACAGTAACATGCCTAAAGGTAACCTGATTGTGACTTTTAAGGACCGCCTGTGGATTGCAGAGGGCCAGGATAGCACTAACGAGGGTACTCGGTTGTACAGGTCTCGTACTGTCGCTGACCCGTCCTTGTGGCAGGTAACAAACGACTTTATTGATATTGGTGTGGGTGATGGTCAGAACATTGTGCAACTGGTGGTGTACTTCAACACGTTGATGATTTTCCGTATCAACTCTGTGTACGGTTTGCAGTACACGTCTGACCCTGCCGCAGCCACGGTGTCTTTGATTTTGCCTACGGTGGGGTTGAGTTCCCGGTATGCGATTGCCCAGTTTGAGTCGTACATCTACTTTATGTATGACGAAAAAGCTTACGAGTTTACGAACAACCGGGCAGCCCAGATTAACGTGAAGACACCGTTTAAGTCAACGGTGACGACAGGGTTCCACAATAACTATGCGGTGTCGGAGTTTAACCGTCGTATTATTTTCACCTATTTTGACCAAATGTTTGTGTACAGTTTGCAGACTCGTTCGTGGACGCAGTGGAAGTCGACTGTGTACGGTTCGTTGTGCAAGATGGCGTACAGGGCTAACGACCAGGACAAGTCCATTGTTTTGACACACAAGAACATTGTGGTACCTGCTGGGGGTTCTCGTGCAGCCCAGTTGTTGCAGATTACTGACGAGTACGGTTCTGTCGAGGAGTCGATGGAATGCCAGATTCAGACGAAGAACTTTAACTACCAGGCCAGCTCCATTTTCAAGCGGTTGTTCTGGTGGGGTTTGGACGCCTCGTTTAAGGGCACTGTCGAAGGTACCGCCGTTCCCATCACCCAGTCGTTCACGGTGGCCTGGCAGACCCTGTTCGATAACGAAACATGGAACTCCATGCTGGCCTACACCTGGGGTAACCCCCAGTCCGGGTCACCACCCATCACCACGACAGTAACCGAATCAGCGGTGACATTCCGTCGTATCTTCGTAAAGTTCCTCAAATCGCTCCGGTTCCGGCAAATCTTTTACCGCGTCAAATTCACCACCAACGGTGCTTCTGACCAGGCCCCTGTTAGACTATTCTCACTAACAACGTATGTAAATCCAAAGCAAACAGTGACCAAGGAAATTTCATAATGAACAGGTTTCGCAAAGAATACAGTGGACCTGCTCAGGGCGGTGGCGGATTCAACCCTTACGGTGCTGGAAAAAAGCATTACGGGAGTGGACGCCCCATGCCAACTGTTGGTAAAGTAACTGATAAGGGCGGATACAAAAAACGTGATGTTAAAGCAGCCGCAAGGCGTGAAGCTTTACTGAGGAGACTTTCATAATGTACCGTGACAAATCTAGTATGGGTAATCGTCTTGCCCCTCAGAAGGGGATGTATGAGGACGAGGATATGCAGAAAAAGGCTCGTGAGCGGGCCATGATGAACCGCCTGTCGTCTATGCCCGGTAGGGCCTCTTCTTAGGAGTTATTATGCCCGGTAAAATGATGAAGCGTGGCGGAATGTCGGATAGCGGCATGAACGATAGTGGTTTGCCTCTTGGCGGTGACCGGGCGGCTTCTCAGGCGATTCGTGGTGCCCGCACTATGGGTCCGGGTCGTGAGGGTATTGACATGGATGTTTTGGAAGCTTTGATGATGTCGGGTGAGCCTAACCCTAATAGTGTGATGCCTAATGCTTTGACGAATGAGCAGGCTCAGCGGATTATGGCTGAGGACCGTATGGCTGCGATGTTGCGGGCTATTCAGGATTCGCAGCGTATTCCTTCTCCGGTGACGAGGTAAGTCATGGTTAATACAACTACTCTTGCAGGTGTTTTGGCTGCTTCTAAAAGCAGCCCAGTTGCCGCTCGGCAGGTACGTAATTTAAACTCGCCCCAAGCCAGTGTTAGGGCGTCTGCGGCTCGTAGCCCCTCTTTGGGGTATCGACCCCCGGCACCCGCCCCCGCCCCCGCCCCCGCCCCTACCCGGCAAACAGCACCAACAGTTGAAAACGTACAAGCCCCTGCCCCCTCACAAGCATCCCAAGCACGAGGCCCCCTCAACTGGCGCGACGCAGCATACAACGCACAAATCGCCTCCATCCAACGCGCCCTAGCAGACTTCGAAACAGGAGCCACCACCCGTGGCGAACGATACGGACAAGACTTCACGACAGGTCTACGGCGTCTCGGTTACCGTCCCGCCGAAGGCTTCCAAGCAATGCCCAATGTTTTGGAGCAACTTGACCAACCACAGCCCATGGCTAGAGCACTGTCGGCTGAAGGCGGCGAAGCTGCCGGAGTTGCTGTACCACCTGTTTCTGGAGGATTTGATATTGAAGGCGAGTTTGACCCGTATAGTGCGGCAGCCCGTGGTACCCGTAGTACTCGTGATGAGTTTGCGGGTCGTGGGACTCTTCGTTCTTCTGACTTTGCTCGGACATTTGGTGAGTTCCAGAACCGTTTGAACCAACAGCTGGAGGCTATGGAGACTGCCCGTACACGGTTTGGTCAGGATTTGGCTACTGAGGTTGCTCAGCAGCGTACACAGTCTCAGGAGCGGCAGCAGGCTGCTCAGCGTGATGCTATGTTGAGGGCTGCTATGGCGGCTGCGGGAGGTGCAGGTTTCTAATGGCTAAGCAACAGCTTAAAATAGAATCTAATCAGCTTCCTGTTACAGATGATAGATTTACGGTTTCGGGCCCCGACAGAGAATCGATACCCAACCCCTTTGACGCTTTTTCTAGGGCTTTAGGCAGCACAGTTTTGGGAGGCGCTCCTGGAACTTTTGCTCCAGGAGGCCCTGGTTTTGTACCTCCTCAAACATTTAGCCAAACTCTTCCTGCCGAACCAGAAATTGCGCCTGCTTATTTGACGGGACGTAGGCCTTCTGGAGCTGGCGGGGAGCGCATGGCTAGAGAGCTTGCAAATTACCAACCGGCTGAGGTTATGCCAACTCCTACTGCTGAGATTATTGGCGGAAGCGGCGTATCCGGTCCGGATTATTCTGCATACAGGGCCGCTTTGACTGACCAAGCTCAGCAAATTAACGCCCAAATTCAAGCAATGTACAACGCTTTGGGCGAAGAGGCCGGTGCCAATGTGGGCCGTATCCAGGACATTTATGGCGGGGCTTCTGAAGGTATTGGTGACGTTTACGGTAGCGCTATCGGTAATGTCGGCGACGCTTACAGTTCGGCACAGCAGCAGGCGGCTGACCAGCTTGCCCGTCTTGGTATTGAGGCGGCTGCTCCTGCTGTCGTGAACCCTATGGCTTTGTCGCAGGCTGAGGCTATTAGCCAGTTGGAGCAGGGTCAGGCTGGGGGTCAGGCTGCTACTGAGCGATTTGGTTCGGCGGCTTCTGGGTTTGGTTCTCAGATGGCTCAAGTTGCACAGCAACAGGGTACTGAGATGAACGCCGCTGTGTTGGCTGCTTTGCAGAATCGTTTGAATGACACGCTTCTTATGGAGGAGCAAGGTCGTCAAGCGGCTGCTCAGGCTAGTGCGGCTGGTCCTGCTGGACCTAGTTTCCGTGACATGCTTGCGGAACAGCAATTTGCTTTTGATGTTGCGCAAGCTGCCGCTGAGCCGGTAAACCAGTATTCTGAATGGAAACGTAACAAGTTCTTTGAGTTGACTACACCTCAAGATAATCAAAAGCCTTTGTTTACTCCTGAAGAAGCCCAAGCGTACCTTGATGCGCTAGACTCCTACATGAGTCCTGGTTAATAGTTAGGAGTTACTATGGCTGAACAGCCTCCTAGCTCCGACAAGTTTAGCGAGTACGTAAATCTTTATTATTCGCAATTGACTGGCGGGCAGAAAAAACCTAGTGGCGAGCCTGTAAAGTTTCCTGACCTTCCTGCCCCCAAGCAGGAACTTGGCTTTTTGGGCCGAACTGTCGATATTTTGTCGCGGCCTATGCGTATTATTAGCAATCCGGCGATGAAAGCTGTTGAGTTTCCAGAGCGTATGGATAAGGTGCAGGAGCTTCGTGCTGCTGGGGATACTGCTGCGGCTACTAAAGAGTCTTTGGCTGCTGTAGGTAGTTTGTTGGCTGCTCCGTTTACTGGTTTCTTTTCTGATGACCCGGCTAATAAACCGTATTGGTCTGACATTATTGAGCGTCAGTCTGACGTAACCAACCGTAACGACCCTAATTATGTGGATGTTGCCAATAACGTTGACACTGTAAGTAAGGGCAGTCTTGGTTTTATTGCGGATGTGGCTTTGGACCCGTTGTGGTTGTTACCGGGTGGTTGGGCTGCTAAGGGTGCCCAAGTTGGTGCTCGTGAAGGGGCCAAGTTTACTAAAGGTGCTTTGAAGGCTATCGATGTTCCGGGTGCTGTGGCTCGTAAAGAAGTACCTGAAGCGGCTTTGTTGCCGAGTATTACTGGTGCCCCTAGTTTGGGTGTGTCGGAAAGCATTGTGGCTCGTACCGCACCTAAATACAGTTTAACTGTCGACGGTAAGACGATGCCTCAAAAGTTTCCAACACGTGCTGCGGCTGAGGAAGCTGTCCAGAAGATGCGAACTAGAAGTAAAAAGCCGTTGGTTGACATTGATACATTGCCCGATGGTCGGGTTTTCCGAGGCTCTAAGGGTTACAAGATTGCTCCTCTTACTGTGGCGGATAATTTCCCGGCAGCTCAGGCCGCCCAGAAGGTTGCAGATGATTTGGTGGAGAACGCCGCTAAGGGCGCTGCTACCAGTAGTGAGACGGTTATTAAATCTTTGCAGGAAATTATGGACGGTAAGAAAATTGTTGTGGGCGGTAAAGAAAAGGGGTTGAAAGGCGAGATTACATCGTTCTTTGATTCTCTTTCAACGATGGTGTCGAAGCCTGCTAAAACTGGTCAGGCTGCTAAGGTTGGTCGGCCTAAGTCGTATAAGGCTTGGGTGCCTACTCTTAAGAGTGACCCTACTTTGTCGAAGGCACGTATTGAGATTCCTCCGGGCAGCGTGTTGGCTGGACCGTTTGGTAGGGAAGCGACACTAAGTAATGTGTTGAATGTTTACGAGAAGACTCGTAGTCCTGAGATTAAGCTTGCGATTGAGAAGTTGTTGTTGCAGCCCGCGTATGCGAAGTACAAGGCTGGTTTGACTGCTGGTAAAAGTGTTGACCTCATTGGTAATGCGGCTACTCCGACAGCCCTTATAGAGGAGGCTACCGAGGCTTCGGTTGCGGCAACTATTGTCCGTAACTTGAAGAACTTGGATGACGCTGGGCGGGCTCGGGGTGTGGCGTTGTTGGGTGAAGAGTTGTTTGCTAATTTGCAGACGTTTGGTCCCAAGGAAATGACTAAGTTCCTGGACGAGACGATGGTTATTTTGAAAGAGACTGGCGCGATTGATGCGTTGGGCCCTGTTAGTGATGCTTCGTTGACGGGTCGTATGTTGGGGTTGTTTGGTATTGACCAGGCTACTCGGTTGGAGGCTGCGGCTACGGTTGCCCGTAATGTGCAGGATATTCCTCGGGCCACACCGGAGAGTACGTTAAAGGCTGCTGAAAATGTTAGTGAGAGTGTCCGTGTTGAAGAGGACATTATTCAGGGTCTAATTAATAACAACTATCCTCCAGATAAAATTAACCTGCGTGGCGGTAAGGGCCGTGAAAAGAGTTTGTTTGCGGCTATTTTGGAAACTCTTGAAGATGTGCTTCCAGGAATTACTAAAAACAAGTTAGACCCGAGCCCCGACATTTACCCGCACGTGTCGAAGACGGGTGTGCGAAACACTAAGCCTAGTTACGGCCAAGGTGTCGGTGTTGTCCCTAAAATTCCTAACACCTATTTCCAGTTTGATTTGTTTGTGAACATTGCTAAACACATCGACAACAACTATTTCCGTTCTGTCGGAGACACCCCAGCTGTTTTGAAAGACCCGTCAGGCAAGCTTTTTCTGGGTGAGAAGTTGGCTCGTGAGAAAGAGCGTCTGGTGTTAACGGCAATGGAGGTGGCTGAGAAGTTTTACATTGGTCGTGGTATCCCCATGACTATGGACTTGGATGGTGTATTTACTAATTTGCGGTTTACTCAGGCTTACCGCGAAGTAGCGGAACAGTTAAAAGTGTTGACTAACTCGCCTAATGGTGACAGGTTCTTGACGTTGGTTTTCTTCAACGGTCAGGGAGGTATGGCTCCGACACAATTTATGGAAGCCGTCTCTAAAGTGCTGGCTGGTGGTACCCGTGAGGAAGTTAAGGCGTTACTGACGGCTAGCAAGTCTCGTGTTGGTAAAGATATTACGAAGATTAATTTCTTGGCTCGTGACAAGGGTGTTGCTCGCATGGGGGGCACTTCGTTTAAGAGTTCTACTGTGGCGGATAATCTTACGGATGCAATTGTGGCGGCTGGAGATGACCTTGCCCGTGTTGCTAAGGAAAACGCAGACCAGTACTTAGGTAGAAGTATTGAAGAAGGTAAAGTTATTGCCGCCGCAGTATCCGATGTGATTCTGTCGTTGATGAATAGCCCCACAGAGTTTGCTACTGCTATTCGTGCGGTGGCTTACTCGGGTCAAATTGTGCAGGATTTTGCTAAGCCGATGAATGCTACTCAGTTGGGTGCCACGATTGCGGCGGGTACTGTGAAGTCTGGTTTGGGTGACGAGATTACTAAGAACGCTAAGCTCGTGGATGATGTGGTGCAGGCGTCTACTAAGAATGACACGAAGGCTACTGCTAAGGCGTTGGCTGACCTGTCGGATGATGCTGCTGAGACTTCTAAGAAGATGATGTATGACGGTTATCGTGTGGCTGAGGATATGCGGGATGGTCGTAGCCCATACCGTGACGAGTACTTCCAGGATGTACTGGATGAGTTTGAGTTGGGTTCGGTTCGTACTCCCGACAGGATTGCTACTGAGGGTCGCGGAACTGTTGTGTCGATGGCTTTAAAAATTATGCACCCAACTCGCAGATTCTTTGATTCTAAGTACGGAATGCACACACGCGAAATGTTGTGGGGTTCTAGGCTTTTCTTCGGTAGTGGTAACAAAATGGCGCTATTAAGCAAACCTTTCCTTAACAGTCTTAAAAACATTATGCGTAACAATGATTATGCTAAGCCGCTTGTTGAGGGTGGTAAAGAAAGTGTGCTTCAGCGGGCGTTTAAGAATGTGCAGGCTGGTACTAAATCTCCTGAAGGTACTGTGTTACGTAAAGCTGAGGATGATTTGCGCCCAATGATGGCTCAGTTCTTTGACCAGACTGACGAGTTGCAAAACGTGTTGTTGGGTAACGCTTTCTTCCGTACTGGTGCTGGGCGCGAAGCTATTAACTCGGTGTTGGATTACAACGCTGTGTTGGGTAAGTCCGGTGGTGCGTCTAAGACACCGCCGTCTGGTGTGTTCTTTGACGAGGATTTGGCTGTAAAGACGGCTACTGCTCGTGCTGTAGAAAACGGGCGTAAGACACCTACTGCGGAAGAAATTAACCAAGAATTATTTAATCAGTGGAAAACCTGGGACATTGACGACCCTATTGGTTTCATGTACGCCATCAACCGGGCCATGATACAGCTGTCGTCCGAGGTGTCATTTGTTACCTCGTTTAAGCAAAAGGCTATGCAGCTACGTCTTGCCAGCACCAAGCCCCAATCAGGGTTTGTAAAAATTGTTCCGGGTGAGAAGAGCCGGTACGGCAAGTTCCTGGGCGACGAGCCCCTGTACATGGACAAAGACGTGGCTGAAATGTTTAACGCCATCGACAACTTCGCCAGCTCCAGTAAACAGTTCGAGGGTGGTTTTGGGCGTCTAACCCGCACCGTTATCGACCCGGTAACCGACACATGGAAATACGCTATTACGCTGCCCCGTCCCGGTCACCACATCCGTAACATGGTAGGTGACTTGACGTTGACGTTCTTGGCTGAGGGCACTATCGGTAGTGTGGCTGCTTCTACTAAAGCTTGGCAGATTATGGCGTTCCGTGGAAGTTACTCGGACATCGACATGGCTAAAGCTTTGACCCGTAACGGAATTACCGATATTCCGAAAAACGGCACTGTCATATCCAGTGGTGAGTTAGGTTCGTTTACTGCTGAGGAAATCTTTGAAAGATTGTTCTTGGGTAAGGGTATTCTGATTCCTGCCCGCCAGCGTGAAGGTTTGATGAACCGACAGGGGTTCACGGATGATGCGGGGTTGTTGGATGACGACCTGGTGTCTAACACTTTGAGTCGTACATTGGAGACGGCTGCTGGTGTTGTGAACCCGTTGGCTCTTCGTGGCGGAAAAATTGAGGATGCGGTTCTTAATTTTGCTGAGGGTCGTGACGCTTACGTGCGTATCCAACACGCCATGCAAATGCTGGAGAAGGCTCAGAAGGGTATGAAGTTGACTCGTGGTTATGGCACCACGGTTGACCCTAAGAAGATTTCGCAGGACGAGTTGTTTGATGTGATTGCGGAGCGTGTGTCGAAGTATCACCCTGATATGGCTACGTTGTCGATTCAGGAGAAGAAGTATCTGCGTCGTATTATGCCGTTCTATCACTGGAACCGTGGTGCTATTCAGGCGGTGAGTGAGACGTTGTTGATGAACCCTGGTCGTGTGGTGGCTTTGAACAAGGCTTCGTACAACATTGCGGTGGCTGCTGGTATTAACCCCGATTCGTTGTATGACCCGTTCCCTGATGACCAGTTATTCCCGAGTTTCTTGCAGGACCAGATGGAAGGCCCGTTGTTTGAGGCTGACGGCAGATACTTTGGTGTTCGCCCAGGTATTGCATCGTTCGATGTGATGAACCAGTTTGCTAGCGGCAACCCCATCGACACAGTGTTGGACAACGCTAACCCGTTGTTTAAGATTCCAATTGAACTGATGACTGGCACCCGTCTGGGCACGCAGTCTCGTATCCGTGATTACAGTGACTACATTGACTCCAACATTCCAGGCCTGAACTACGCGGCTAACATTTCAGGTCAGAGTGTCACAGGTTCGTTGTACAGTTTGCTTACAC